TAGTGATCGCTGCGTGGGGAATTCCGCTGATCATCGTGAACGAATGCATGAAAGAGCACTGGAAACACGTTGGCCGCAAGGAAGGCTGGATAGCCGGAATCGATTACGAGAAGCAACGCCGGGTGAAGGAGGAGGAATCGGAATGACGCCGGAAGAACTAAATGCTATTGACGACACGCTTCGTAGTTCAAGAGAGACTCTACGGAAAGTGTATCGTACGCACCAAATCGGCAACATCGTTATGGCGGTGGTGCTGACTATGCTCGCTGTTTCATTATTCTTCTACATGGAGACGCAGCCGTGAAACTCACCCTCGCAGTCTTGATGCTCGCGCTCGCTGGATGCTCGAAGCCACAGCACAAACTGACTGCCGCCGAGCAGGCGAAGTTTGAGGCGTGCCTTGAGCGCTATCGCCACGAGAGTTTAGTTCAGCGCGGCGGTTGGCGACAGATCTACAGCATCTGTGAGCAAGAGTCTAAACTTGAAGTCGCTATAGAACGGAATAGGCAAAATCCTCCAACCATTATCGATATTGAAATCCCGAACCCGTTTTCGTCTTGGCAACCGACGCACAAGCTCGACTGCACCAAAAAAGAAGATCAAGATGTCTGCGCTTGGCTTGGAAAGCAGTTGGTTTTACCGGACATCCTCGAACCGATGCCGGAAGTGTCCTACATCAAAACCTTCGCGTTCGATATCGGCGTCCCGCCCGCCGACGACCATGTTGAGATTGTCGGCAAGAACGTACGATGCTCAGCGTGTCACACTAAGGATGTGAGCGATGCCGTATGGCTCATGAAGTTGAAACTTCAACGCGGAATCGAGCGAGCTAAGGCGGTAAAGCGAGGAGAAAAACCGCAATGGTGACCACCCTCCTCCGCCGCATCCGCGAATTCTTCACGCTCTACCCGCAACAGTGCCCGAACTGCGGACAGCGATCGGTTGATCTGCTGTTCTCGGGCGAGAAGCAGTGTGTGAACTGCGAGAAGATTGGCTAAGGAAACGTGTTATTGCACCGGATGTAATCCTGAACGGGATTCCCTCCGCCGTTGGGTGCCCCGGTCCATGTACCACAAGTGGCGTCGCGATCTTGGGTGATGAAGTTTCGATTCCCGCCGACCAGCGGATAGATGGTTTGGAGCGCATTAGCGAGATTCGTCAGCGTCGTATTATCCACGCCCGTTTCTCGCATGATCGGCAGCGCGAACGCCAGAGAAGCTCCGATTCTATTGAGCGCTCCTGCGAATCCGGCGTCGAATAGTTCCTGTGATGTGCAACACGTTGCCGGTTGTGATCCAAATGCATTGAGCCAATAAGACGGTGGTTTAGAGTTCAGCGTGTTAGTCCAGGTCTGCGCCATACCGGTTAGGTAAACCGTGCGATCAGCCAATGAGTCAAAAACTGCGTTCTGCTGATAAGCCGCCGTGAGGATGCTATTACCCGCATTCACTCCCCAGACGATCACGTTGAACGGATATTCTAAACCACACGCGCCCATGTATCGGGCGTTTACGTTTACCTGGATACTGGCTGCTCTCACCCGCGCTGCGTCCGCCACGAATGCCTGAAGGTAGTTCGTGTCGATTGGACCAGCTCCATTCTCTTGCCGGTTTCCGCAATCAGCTACAGCCGTCGCTAGGTATTGCCAATTGCTCGCGTACGCCCACGCTTCGTAAGTGTCATTGAAAAGGCCATGATCAGTCGGCAAGCCATTCAGGTGAGGCGAGGCGTCGAATAGCATGGTAGAACCGATGTAACCCGTGGTGTAGTATCCATTTGCACTGGCTCCGAAGATTGATGTGTACTCAGCGCCGAGGCTACTCTCAAAACCGAATAACTTAGTAATCTCAATCACCTTTACCTGGCCCCAGTTGCCGGAGGAGTAAAGAGCTAGGACATACGGAGATGGACGCACAATGCCCGCCCTGTCCAAAAGCGCCGGGTTGAACTTCATGATGTTCACCGTGTCCTGCCAATTCAGGAACGACTGCGCAATATCTATCATGTAGTGGTTCCCACCGCCGCAGGAGAAGTTGAAAAACGAAGTCAGGTCTCCCGGAGTCACCGCGGCGTAGGCCGCATCCGCGCATTGGCCATAAACGGAACTCGCGAAGTTGGGGAAGTAGTCGCTCGGATGAATCGCCGGCAGCCATTTGTTCCACGGCAGGAAAAGGAACGAGTAAGGCAGTTCATGGAGTGCCGGGATAGCAGTCACTGCCCAGCTCGCGAACGATCCCCCTGGATACCAAAACTCAGGCAAGTCGTGATCGTAGGAAGTGTAGGAGTCCAACCCGCCGCCTGCGAGCAGCGCATCGACTCCAGCTGCATCAAGGCCAGGGAAAGGCTGAAGCGGAGGAACCCACGGACGCGCGATCGCAGGGACAGTGATCGAAATGCCCCGAATGTAAGCGGCAACATCGAGCGCGTTCTGCCAAGTGCCTCCGTGAAAGATCGTGCGTTGCTCAATTCGATGATTCGAGTATGCGAAGTATTTTAGATCGCTGCCATCCTTGAAATGGCAACTCCCGCAATGCACGGTTGAATTACTCGCGTAGTTGAAGTACGGCGAATTCGGTAGCACGAGCGTAGCCGTGTCCCAGTATGTTTTCCCGTTGGTTGCGTTGCCGCTAGCTGGCGCAGCATAGGTCGCTGGATTCTCCTGCGTGAACTGTGAGAACGGAATCAGTTCCCGAGAGGCATACATCGCCGGAGGCGTGGCATACATGCAATTCGACTGCGGGGAGCATGAGCCGGTTGTGTAGTAGGAGGTCGGGACCACGTAGGTCCCGTTCGGCGCGGTACACGTAATCATCGACACCGTGGCGTCGCCACAAGTGGCGGTCTGAAAATGCGTCGAGTCCGTGACCGTGATCTGGTAATTTCCGTTCAGCCGGCCGCGCGGTCCAGGTGCATCACGGATATACACCCAATCGCCAGTGCTCCACCCATGCGCTCCACTAGTGGTCCATGTCGCGACATTGCTCAACACGACGGCCTGCGTCAGGAGCACATTCGAGGACTCGAAGAAATTGAAATCGATGATCGTCGCCCCAGAGGTCACGCCGTCCGTGCCGTTGAACTTGAAGCCAATCGTATTCGTCCCGGTCGTCAAGCAGCCGTTCGTAATCGGGATCGTCAAATCCAGCATCTGCACCGCGCCGCCGATCGGGTTGAAAACTCCCGTACCCGCAACCGCGCTCGACTGCCCGTACCATTTAGAGATTTCGTCAATCGGAGTGACGGCGGTGTTCACGAGTGGTTGCCACGCGCAGGAATTGATCTGAACCGAAATCTTTCCATCGACCTGGATCTGTGCGCCGTATCCGAGATTGTCTGCACGCACGTGCATTCGGATGCTTGACCCGACCGATCCGGGAACCGAAACCTGGACGTGCTGGGCGTAGTTGTCCTGCCCGACTGCGACGATAGGCATCTTCCATGCACCGACCGCTGGAGCGCTCGCTTCAAGCTGCCCCATCGGGATCATAGCGCTCTCGTCACTTACGAAGAACACATCGGCTGCGGTCATAGAGCCTGTGGTTACGCGTGAGATCGTGATCGTCGTTCCACTGACATTAGTAACAAGCGTGTCGCCGATCTTCTCGTCAGCAAACCCCGGACCTTCGACGCGCATCCCGTTCACGATTCCGGTTGCCGACGCCACGACAATTGTGCTTGACCCGACCGTGGTCTGCGTGGCTGTGGTCGCTACACCTTCTTTTGACTTCCTGTACTGCACCCCCCAATTGCGAAAGAAGCTTGAAGAACAAGGATCAGGACAAGCCGTATAGGTATCCCTGATCTTCGGTGGAACCAGAATCGGCGTGAACGTCACCCGCAGGCGATGGCCGCTTGCAGGCTTGTCAAACGTTACCGTTTCCGTGGTGCCGACAGAGCCAAGATCCGTGACAGATACGGTGTTCTTATTCGCATCTAGCAGGAGCGAGGTCTGATTGGGATAATTGGCAAACGCCAGAGATGACGCTAACAACAAGAGTGCAGAACGCATTAAAAACCCCAGTAGGTATGTTGATTAGAGTTCAGAGCAGAGAAGTTAGCGGACTGATCGGATAGCCATATGATCGATTCCACCGATAGCCCAGTAAGCGCATTATTGCAATTACCTTCGCACATTTTATTGCCAGATGATCCTGGGGAACCAGCATCCCCCGAGGTAGTAACCCCATCTACATACAGAACCGATGACGTGCTATTGAATAACCCCTGAAGAGCATGGAAGGCGTTGTCGGGAACACTAGTATTAGCTAGGAGGGAACCGGCGTATATAAAGGCAGAGTTCGTTCCTGTGCCAAAACCTATTTGCTCTGCTCCATTGTCAAGCCCAAACGTATTCCCAAAAGATCCACCTGTTCTTTCTCCGACCGATGACATCGTTACCGGCTGACTAAAAGAAACAGCATTAGCTGCCACCAATACCTGAGATCCCGACCACGTCAAGCAAGGAAGCGTCCCGCCTACACAGTTAACTGTCAATGTTGGACGGCTCGCTATCGTGGCTTGCGTTATATCGCATGAAGATCCCCCGCAGGCATTACCTCCCGTTTGGTCATAGCGTGTTTTAACCGTGCAGCCCGAGCTAGAGCAATTAGGGTTGGACGTGGGGATGATCAGATTACCTGTGGTCGCATCCGTGAGCGCGTCCGCGCAATGAGCATCGGAGGCATCACATAGATTTACGGCCTTGGTCCCACGAAGCGCGGCGCTGCACGCGCGAAGGGAATAACAAGCCATGGCTCCGCTGGCTATATCGAGAGGGCCAACGAAAGAAGCGCTCGTAACAGCGTGCGGGAATCCTGACGGTGCATATTGAGCGGAACAAATCGGCACTAGGGCGAGAAGCAAAAGGAGGTGTTTCATTTAGCGCAACACCCTCCAGTTGAGAGTGACCGCGCCGGGAGTTATACTTGCGTTGCTCCAGTTGCAAACATCCCAGTTGACGTTATCGGTAGTCGGATACCCGGCAATGCTCAACCCGCCTGTCGTCGCTGGAACATAGCCAGTCACGGCTTTGATCGATGCGTTCGGATTCCAGATAATTGCATCGGTCGAAGCCGTTCCTGTGGCCGAGGTCGTAACGACAGTGGCGCAGGCTCCTGATGCAATTGAGCTAGTGCCGAGTGCCGATGTGCCACTGGCAATCACCTTAGGCACGCCACCCGTTGCCGATAAGTTGACAGCCAAGGCACCAGCAACTCCAGTCCCCGGCGTCGTGGTTGCCAGCGCTGTAAAAGCGGTCCCGCTGGTTTTGGTGCAGGTGACGGCGTTAGACCCGCTTGTAGTGCAATCCCCACTTAGTTCAGCGCTCGTGGCACCGAACGGGTCTGCGCCACCGCTTAGACGCGCAATCCCCGCGCTCGGATTGGATGGTGAGGTTTGCCCTGATCCAGTCACATGAAGCGCCACTAACCGATTCGTGTTGTTGAACCATCGCAAATCTCCTGCGAGACTACAGCCAATTTCAAACCCTGAAGACGATGTAGGATCAGCCGCGCAGGTATAGACCACGCCGTCATGACTTACTGAGGAAAACGTCGTGAGCGATCCGGTCATCGTGCCGCCTGCTTTGGGCAAATAGACCGTGCTCAAATCCGTCGTGTTCGCGGTCACTGTCTGATTGGGCGCTGTTCCTGAAACAGTGATGCCGAATCCACCTGTGCCGCTGATTCCGCCGCCTGTGCCGCTACTCGATGCCTGGCAGAAATTGGTCCCGTCATAAGCGAAAAGATACGTGCTTCCGCCCGTCAATGCGCTCGCCGAAAGATTCGTTGTGCAGTCCGATTGTTTGAGCGTCTTGTTGCCAAGCGATTGCACGTTGACGGTCGCTGATCCAGAGTTCGTCGTTTGCGGTTTCAATGCCAATTGCAAACCATTAAGCGTCGATATCACAGGTGTCGGCGTGGGGCAAGTATACGTAGTGCTGGACCCGCTAGCATCTGCGCAGAACGTGTTATTTCCCGTCCCGGCAGCGCCCGTTGCCCCGGTTCCTCCGGTTGCCCCTGTCGCGCCCGTGGCGCCAGTCGCGCCCGCTGCACCCGTGGCACCGGTTGGACCCGTAGCTCCCTGTGCACCAACTGGGCCTGCAACCCCTGGTGTCGTCCAGAGAGCCGTGATTGCAGCCACAACTTGCGAAGTTGACGAAACTACTTTGATGTCGATCAGGTCATTGACTGCGATGGCGAAGTTGTTCGTCACGTCTGAGCAGCTTGTCGCGCTCGCTCCGCTGATCGCGCAGGTAGTGGCTTGATCCGCGCCGTTCTTGCGCCACGTGAAGGTAAGCGTCTTGCCAGCCCCGAGCGCCGCTGGAATCGAAACGCTGAAATTGCTGATCGTCCCGGCCGTGGCGACCAAGCCCTGAACGTTCGCTTCTGTCGCGTTCGCCGCGAGCCCGCCGCCAGGCGGCAGGAAGAGAGTGCCAACGTAGGTCGCCGAACCCGTGGAGTATTGGCCGCTAGCTCCGCCTGATCCCCCCGCACCACCTCCGCCGCCGGCGAATGGCCCAGGAACCGGAACTTGGCCGAAAGCCGCACCCAATAGAGCAGCCAAGATGATGATTTTCATACCGTTTTTCTCCTTCATGGCTGACTTAAAGCCGCTTTCAGTTTTTCCGCGAATGGTGAGGATTTTTCTGCCTTGCGAAGCTCAAAAAGCGTTCGCGATATCACTTCCTTGGTGGGTTTCGCCAGTCCAGCGAGCTCGGCAGCGCCTTCCCACTGCTCCAATGGAGCTTTTTCAAGATCATTCGCCGAAATTCCATTTTCCTTGAACAGTTTAGTCAAACCTTCGGCCTGTTGCTGCGCATCCGCAATCGACGTAGAGCCTTCGGCCATCGTTCCAGCCCCAGTTTGTTGCCGCGCCGCGCGCGATGGTGAAAATGAAGCACTTGCCCGAGCAGGGCTTTCGACCAAAGACGGATTTGGAGACTGTGGAACGTCCCCAGTTCCAAGTGGAACAGGGTTAGCTGTCGAATTTTCGACGATGTTCGGCGAATTTTCGACGGTAACTGGTTGATTCTGTATTGCTGGCGAATTTTCGACGGCTGCGGGTGGCGGCGTGGCGGGCGAAGCAGCGGCAGCCCGTTGTGCAAGATCGGCCTCCGCGATCTTCTGAATAGCCGCGCGTCTCCGTGGATCAAGGCGAGCTAACGGCGTATTCTCCATCTTCATCGATATTTCTTCCATCGCCGCTTGTAGAGGATCTACAGTGGCGTTAACAATCGACGGTTTATACGGCGCTGATGGCTTAGCTGTTTCCTTTGGATAAAGCGAACTCGCTGGAGTTCCGTATGTCTGCGGAGCTTCACGAACCACTGGCTTAGAAACAAATGGCTCTTGATATTGCGTAGTCAATCCCGGCGAAGTCCTCGGGTCAGGAATCGTTGGCGCTTCGTCCAGGATCTGCTGAGCGATAGCATCTTTGCGAACATCGAGCGCCTTGCGTGCCCCTTTCACAATCGGCAATTCTTTGACGAACGTGCGCACCGCCTGCCCGGTTGGTGATACCGCTGCATCTACCGCTTTTTCAGCTACCGCAGTCGCACCTTTTATAACACCAGATTTTGCCGCCCCCGCCGCTTCGCCAAATTTCCCAGCGGCCCCTTCATTCAAAAGCATCAAGGGCAGTTGCGCCAGCGTACGCCCCGCTACCTCGGGATCGCCCTCGCTCAAACCGATGAGCATGTCCTTAATGCCACCGGGGATGTTTTTCAAAACATCCAGCGGATGCGATCCGCTCAGCGCGTCCAGCAAGCGCGTTGGTCCATGCTGCATTTCCTCCGTGAAAGCAGTTTTAAGCCGTTCCCATGCGGATGGCGCGGGCTTGTCAACATCACCTGGACGAAATTGTCCCTTCGGTGGCGTCTGATCGATATCGGCGCTGCTGTATTGTCCCTGTGCCATTACTTCGCGTCAAAACTGCCGTCTGGATGCACGGCCGTTACCTTCATTTCCTTGCCTTTGATCTTTACGGTATCGCCCACCTTGTAATTTGAAACTGGTGCTGCATCGCCGGTCGCATTTACGGCGCCCTGCGCTCCGCCGAAACTGTAAGCCTTGGCTTCCTTACCTACCGCCTTCATCGAATTCGACATCGCGTCCAGCGATCCATTGATGAGATTCTGCGACATTGACGGATTCGCGCTCACCGATGATAGACTCTTGATGAGCTGCTGCGCCGGACGCCCGCCGAATAGCCCTTTGGACTCCTGAAATTTCAGGTAAGCGAGTTCTGTACGAAGCTGCTGCTCTTTCCGGGCCCGCGGATCATTCTCACCGAAGAAGGTATCCCCGACAGATTGTTCGAGATTTCCGAGCCTGCCCGCGATTGGCCCGATCGCTCCAGCAATGTCGGGATCAGCAAGCAGCGCTTTCACGCGATCGATCGACTGCAGCGTTAGCCCAGCGGATGCAGCGCGAGATTTGATATCGGCAGGCAATTGTGTAGGAACACTCAACCCTTGCGCTACCAGATCCGCTGCTACCCCAGGCTTCATTTCAGGCGGAAGCGAAAAATACGAATCTGGATTGTTCTTCACAGATTCCGTGAATGCTGCTCGTGATGTGGGACTTCCAAACTTGGCGTTGAATTCCTTCTGTGAGAGCGCGAGCTTCGCGCCTTCGATGCTGAGTTTGCCTTTCTCCGCCGCTTCCTGTACTCCATGCCAGCGTTTCTCTTCGACGGCTTTGGCTGCTTCGGCATCGGCCTTGACGCGCTCCACCGGCGGCAATAGCTGCTTATCCGCAAGCGTCGCCTCTGCAGTCGCCTGCGTCACTGGCAGCGTTGCCACCTTACCAGTAGCTTCGGCTGCGACTCCAGGGAGTTCAGCTTCGGTCTTGAGCGCATCCGCTGCAGCTTTATCTGCTTCGGCCTGTAGTTTGTTGCCAGTCGCCTTGTCATTGGCCTGTTTCAGAATAGAACCGCTCATCCCGACCGCATTGTGATGTAAAGCAACCCAATCGTCGCCAGGATATTGCAACGGTAGTGTTGTGGCTTCTTTCGGATCGGTTTGCGCCGTCTGCTTTAGAACCTGATCCCATGCGGCCTGCTTTTGGTCAATCGGAGCGGCCTGGATTGCTTCAAGTCCGCCTCTTAATCTCTCATGCTGCGCGTCTAACTCCGCTCGCTGTTCCTTAGAAAGCGTCAGGTAATTCTGTTTCTGCTGAAATACAGCTTGCTGCGCTGCGGCTACCGTTGTCGGGCGCGCGCCGCGTTTCGCGAGCAACCGAATGTAGGTATCGGGATCACCAGCGGCATCCATCATCGATTGACGCTGGATCTTCTCATCGTTCGCCGCGAGTTCCTCCTGTTGAGTTTTAAGCTGTTGCTGCCTGACCTGCTCATTCTGAATCTGCTGTTGGCCAGGCGCAAGCGCGAGTTGATTATGATTGGCTTGTGTCGCCTGCCGCCGCTGAATCCCTGCCTGAGGATCGATGCCTTGTGCGATTGCGTTGAGGAGTGCGCCCATTATAAAGCTCCCGCCCAATCACCAACGGTTGACCCGAAAAGCTTACCGAAATCGATACCACCGATGATGTTGCTCAAGCTGTTACCCTGACCAAGAATACCTGCCGCTCGACCCTGCGCACCGTTTACCGCGTAGTCGCCGGCCAGCTTGGAACCGCCGATGCCAGCGTTGCCGATATACTCCTCGCCCTGCAACCCTTGCTGCGCATTGAACAGAGCGTTATTGTTGATCGTGTTGCCGCCGTATACACCAGCTCCGATGGTGTTCGCTGCCTGCTGTCCACCAACGTTCAGAAGCGCATTGTTGTACTGGCCAGCCGCATTCAGCCCGGTCCCCGCCGCCGCGGTCAGGTTTGCGAGACTTGCGTTTTGGTTGGTGTCGAATGTCGACTTCGCCCGCTGGAACGCCTGATCGTAATATGTGTTCGCGAGACTTTGACCATATCCCGTCAGAGCCTTGAGCACGTTACCGGAATTCGCAAGCCCGGTAGCCGAAGCCGAATTGTTAATTGCCTCCGATCCCTGCTTAAGCTGAAACTGCTGCGCCTGATATGCCGGATCGTTCGGATCTTGGAAATTCGCCTTACCGAAATCGAATTGCGGGAGATTCGTCGCGCGATCCGCGAGCCCCGCAGCACCAGCTTGGCCAGCAGCCAAATACGGGTCAAAGTTTGCCTTGGATGCGCTGAGCGTATTTGAAAGAGCGTTGTTAGCGTTCGTGGTCGCATCTGCGACCATGTTTTTGGCGGTATCGCCCGCAGTACCGACGTTGATCGCGTTGCTGCCGAGCTGCTGTTGAACGCCCTTCTGTGCGCTGTCTGTCGCGTTCAGTACGCCATGCTCAGCCGCGATATTCGCATCGTTGATCGCGTTTCCAGCGCGTCCTACTGCCGAGAACCCAAGCAATCCAGAGACTAGGGACATTTGACCTCCGGACGATTCATTTCGAGCAGCACCACGTCGTGTTTCTTACCGTTTTTCGGGTAGGCTTCGGACTTGTGATCAAACTCCACCATGCCGCATTCTTTCGCAAGCGCAATCGCAAGCTTATTGGTCACAGGAACCGCCGTTGTGACTCGCTTCGCGCCGGTGTTCTGCCATAACCAGTCGAGCATCTTGCGGCCTGCAATCTTCGCCCGCCCGTAAGCGTTGGGAAGCAGACACGTGTGAACCTCCCACGCCTCCTCCATCTGAAGGAACACCCAGCAGCCGAGCAGCACATCGTTGAAACGCGCCAGGAGATAGAACAGGTCTGGATTCGGCTTGTAGCTGGATGCAGGCGGCGCCGAATCATCGGATACGTGCCCGTAGACGCGCGGATGCGTCACGATCTGTCGGACCTGCTCCATGTCGAGTGTGCGTTCAAACGTGTACATCAGTGAAGCCAAACCTTCGTTCCATCAGAAAACCAATTCACAGGAACATTCTGGGTCGTAGTGAAGGTGTTCCCGATGGTCCCACCTGCGGTAAACGCCACCGCCGCGCTCGTAGTCAACAGAACGCCCGAGGATCCTGCGGGCGGAACGAATTGCAAGGAAGTAATTCCGGTGTTGCCGGTAATGGTGAATGTCGGATTGACGGGCCACGGAAAGGACGCAGCCGATGCGACCGCAGGAACCACACTCGTGATCCCTTGATTGTTAGCCAGCACCACATTTGATAAGGTCGCCCCGTTGGGAAAAAATGGCGTAGTGGTATGGCCTAGCAGGTTTCCCGTGATAACTGCGTTCGTCAGTGAAGCGCTGAGCTGAATCCCGTTATAGGTGGTGCCTTCCCCGATGGTGTTCCCGGTGACGGTCAACCCGTTCACGGAAATAAGCTGCAAGCCCCCGTCCCCCGCTACATTGGTCGTGTTGTTATTCGAAATGACGTTATTCGAAATGACGATGTTCGCATTTGCTACCGTGGCCCCGACCGAGATTCCCCAAGTGCCAAAACGGGTGATGTTATTGCCGTTGATCTGGACGTTGAAGATATTCGGCGTGGATGAAAAATTTCCAACATCGATTCCAACGGTCGTCGTCGGGTTGCTCTCTCCGATCATCAGGTTATTCGCGATGCGGACGTTAGCGATCTGGCTCGTTACGTTGAAAATATTCATCGCGATCGAGTTCAAATCGCAGGTGTCAAAAATACAGCCATCGATGTAGACGCCTTGGACGTTGTAGCCGCTGTCCGGATTCATGCTGATCTGCACCGTTCCTCTGCCAAAGGTGCAGCCCGTGAATGTGATCGTGTCGACGCCGCGTAGATCCACAACGTTTGTGCTGCCAGCCGCCACATTTAAAGCACACCCAGTAAAATGCAGGTCTGTCGAAGGAACACTCGATTTGCCGATGACCTTGATAGCCGCAACGGGAGGCGTTGCGCTTCCGTTGATGGAGAAGTACCCTAGGCCAACTTGATTGCAGATTGATGCAGCTTCGAGTAATTCACCCATGTAACCATTCAGAATCGACACGCCACTCGTAATCGCGCTCGATTGATCCCAATGAATCGCTGCGCCAGAGGTTTGAGCGCCAGCTACTCCGTTTTCGATGATCAAATTCAAGATGTTTACGGCTGAACCAGGGCCAATGAATAGTAAATCTCCATTCGGGTAATCCGACGCCCTGATTAGGGTTAGAGCACCTTCCCCATTGATAGAACACCTCCCGGAGGAGGGAAACGTTACTTTGGCGTGACAGGTTGATGGGTTCAATGAATCCAGGCTAACGGCCCCGCTACCGCCTGGCAAGGAAACCAAAGCCTCTTGCAACCCCCCAGAAGCCGATGTTAGTGTCCAAGCCCCGGTGTGATTGTTTAGCGGAGTAAAGGAAAGAGTCCCTGTTGAAGCTCCGCTGACTGCTGTACCTCCTGTGATCAACACAGCCTCTGCTGTTCCAGTCCCCCCGGTGATGTAAATATAATGCCCGAGGTCTGATCCATTTACGCCCACCGGAACGGGAGCAACCGTTACCGTTGCTGGAGCGCCGGCGCTCAAGCTACCGCCAGGTGTGCGTGTAAACGTATATGAGGAAGCAACTATTCCTCCCCCTGCTGGTCCAGTAGGTCCGGTTGGTCCCGCCGGTCCCGCAGGACCAGGACTCCCCGCATTGCTGTTGATTAGACTGGTAGGCCCAAAATAGACCACCACAACACCGCGAGCGCTCACTGCTGAATTACCCGTAATCTTCAGGCTGAATGTCCCGTTGATCGCTGGAGTCGCACTGGATGCAGCAAAAATCTGGCTCGACGAATTGCTTAAGCCAGTGAGCGCCCCGCCCATCATGTCCGCCCCGAAGGAATCAAGAAGCTGAATATTGTAAGAGGCGGTCGGCGCCGGCGTTAAAGGCTGTGTTTCGACCGACAGAATGCGGAATCCCTGAACATCGGCCTGCAGCATGGCTGCTGTTATTGGGATAGTGCCGTTAGCGTCGTCTCCGGTCCATCGGAACGTAACAACATAATTGCCGGATTTGCCGAGCTGCGCAAAGTTCTGCGATACCTGCGAATTCGCCATGCTAATTTTCTCCAGCCATTACGCGTGAATCCATTCCGCAAAGATCGCCGTGCCTACGCTGTTGCACAAGCTCACCCCCGCATTTACCGATTTAGAACCAACCAACTGCGCCGTCGTCGTCGTTCCCGTGACTGTCACCAGCCACTCATACGCCAACTGGAAAACTGCGATCAAGCCGGTTGGTGCCGCGCATTCCATGTCTCCGGCCTGAATTCCCCCAACCGAAAGCTTAAGCCCAATAATACACAGATTGCTCGCTGGATCGGCGCGAATATTCGAGTAGCCGCGGATGATCCACGTTCCCGCCTTGTTCAAAGTGATGGTGGTTCCAGCGATTGCCGTGGGGGTTGTCGTGAGCGCCGGATTCGCCGTCCCTACAGCATTCACCACGGTGATTTGCCCGCCAAGGGCCATGAAAGCTAGCAACTGCTGAATGTAGCCGTCAATGCGGTTGTACCAGGACACCCAAGACCACGAAGGAATCCCATGATCCTGAGTCGTGATGTCGATCTCCTCAGGAATCGGGATATGTTGAGGCGTCGTTACCGGAGCCGGAGTGTAGCCGATGTTAACGTCGGTGGCCATCAGACCTCCTGCCCCTTGTTCGCTTTCAAATACGCGCCTTGCAAGCGAATCAACTGCGTTGACGATGTAGTTGAGAATCGAAACACGCGGTCACGGGAGTGCCCAAGCTGCAGCCACTGATAGTACGGCAGATCATTGGTTGACGGAGGCGTGATCGTCGGAATCGCACCACCAGCTGCCGAGCGGAAATTTTTCCCGCCGTTGTCTGACAGCTCGAGTGTTGCCGTGGCCGTCCCGCAATCGGCATCGACCCGAAGGCTTGGATAGGTGTACCAGAAGTCACGATCTGCAACATGCGGCGTCGTGCGAATTCTTTTGATCGGATCTCCATTATCAGAAGCGATCGAAAGCGATTGGATGTAAATGTTCCCGTTCGCGTAATCGCCCACGAAGTTCCCAGTGAGCCCGCCTGGTAGGAATTGCGGCACAGATGCGAAGCAATCCGCCCGAATGCGTTCGATCACCCCAGATCCAGGGTTCAAATACCCTCGACGGTGCCAAAAGCCCGTCGTGCAGTCATAAGCCAGCGTTGCCCCTACTCCCCCATTCGCCCCGTTGAAGTTCATCACATTGAACAGGTGCCCATCTTCCTGATAGGCGAAGCAGCGAACATTCCCCGGACCAAGCGTGCCTTCTCCTACGACGCTGTATCCGCCCATCAACTGCTCCACGGCATAATTGCTGATGCGTTTCGGCGTCTGCCCGGAGGCTTGGTAGACCACATTCGGTCCGCGGTCGTCACCGCCGAGCCATTGAATCGTGTTGTCGATCTTGATGACGCTGTTTCGATTCGAGCAGCCCTGATTGATGGTTGCTGCGCCCGAGCCGCGCTGCAGAACAAACCCCGGATTGCCGGCGTTGTACCAGATTTCGGTGTTCTTCTGACCGAGCAGCCAAACCTGATTGTTGATCACCGCAATCGCGGTCAGGAAATCCGGCGTCCCTGTTCGAACAGCGAAATTAAGCACCGGCCAGGTGGTTCCATCCAAGGAAGCCGACTGGTTCACCTGATTCACGGGAGTATCGGCAAGCGCGAAATAAAACGTGTCCAGATAATCGATATCGAACGCTGCGATTCCAAGCGTGAGCGTGCCGCCGGCTGCAATCCAGACCTGAGCTACGGAAGAATCCATGACAGCCAGGTCATTGCCGTTCGCCACCATTCGAACAGGCCCAGTCGTGGCGCCGGGAATGGCCCCGAAGTCGGTAATGATGGTCCCAGTGTTCGAAACCTCGTAAACGTGCGTTCCCCCGACAGCGAACAGCCGCGCGTTCCCCGCGAATAGCCCGCGAACTGGGCCATGAGGCAGCGTGGTAAACAGCGACAGCCCAGGAGTGCCGATAAGGGCCATCGGCCCCTTACTGCGGGCAATTCCAGGCTCAGGATAGAGATTTAGGCAGTCTTGCGCATCAAGTAGAGGCGTGATGGCTTGGTAAGCCGGGCCGCAAAAACCAAAATCAGGGACGGTCATAGCGTGCGCCCCCATCCGCCAGTCAAATAATTCCAAGCCCCATAGCGCGAATCGACAGACTGAAATGCTGGATCGATCGCCATGAACTCCTGACGCGCGTTCGATTCGTCGATATTCTGCCGTGCCCGCCGCGCCTGCTGCTGAACCAGTGCGAATTGCTCGGCAAATACCGCATTAGGGACCTTGAAGTAAATCCGAAACAGAGACGCGGCCTGCTCAGCCAATGAAAAAATGATGGCTTCTGCGTATCCCGGAGGGAAAGCATAAGATGTCGTCGCATCGGCGAACTGTTGAAGTTGTTGCCACGTGAATAGCTCAAGAGGATAGCTTCCAAGCGGCCCTGGCCACAGGCTAAGCGCCGCGCAGCCTGCCGTCGCACCAGTCGAGGGAAAATTGTTATCGTTCCAAAGCACCATCGGAATAGCGAAGGGTAGCGTCTGCACCGCAATGGTGCTCCACTGCTCGGCGTTCACGATCGCCATCTGATACCGCACTACCGGATTCGTGCTCTGAATCAGAATATTGGCTTCTTCAATTGCGTTCGGCCGCGGAGCCTGAATTCCGATGTAGGTGTTGCCGTTTGCGACTGTCGAGGCGGGCGCGTTCGGCCCAATCAGGTAGAACTGCTGGCCTGCTGTAAGCTGGTAGAGATTGGCGGCAATGCAAAAAATCTTGCGTTGGTCGACTTGCCAGCCATCCACCATATCGTTGAGCGAATCCATGAAGTCGGGTAGTTGCTCTGTCGGGATCGGTTGGGCTGAACGCAGCAGTCCGAGCGCCCGCGCCGCGCGGTAGATGATTTGAGTGCCGGTATAGGTTCGCGACACAAGCTAACCTCCACCGGCGGCAACGGGTTGATTGGGATTCGGAGCCACCAGACCAATTGGAGGTTCAGGTCCCATGAGCTCGGCGTTGAGCTGTCGGATGTTCGCTGCAGCGTCGGCAAAATCCTGGGCGAGTGCCGCGCCAGGGGTTGCCTCGTAATCGGGTGCCATTTCAATGGCCAGCCCAGCGATGAGCAGCCGAGCGTAGCCTGGTTGCAGGGTAATGGGCGTGGTCAGATCCGCGAACTGCGTGAGAGCTCCCCAACTGGTTACTTCGAGCGTTCCCCCGAGCGGAACGGGCGACAAATATACGAATCCGGTGGGGAATCCACGGTCATAATAAAGAAACTTGGGCAGCGTGCTGGTGCTGTTGCGATCAGGAAGCGATGACCACTCCGCCGCGGTCAAAACCTTCAATTCTGACGACTGAGAGCCTCCTCCGAAGCTCAATTGAAAGCTGGCCGCTTCAATCGCGGCTGGACGGGCGATATTGAACGTCTGCCCTGTCCCAATTGAGTACTTCTGCACTCCCGAACTAAGGTTAAAGACGGAGATCGGCGCAGAGATCGCGTAGATCCGCTGCACCGACCAGTTTTCAAGTAGGTTGTTCGCGATGTCCTTCGCATCATTGAGCTGTTGAGTGGACAAAGATCCGCTGGAGTCGATAACCATCAACTTCTGCGCCGCTTTATTGGCAACCTGCGTTAGATTGAAGCTCGCCACCTTTAGGCTGCTACTGTCTCATCCTTCTTTTTGGCGTTGCCCTTCGGCGTGTTCCGCTGCGCTTCATCGAGCTGTCCCTGTAGCCGCGCGATCGTCACGCTCGGATCTTCAGCGCCCTGCTCCGGAAGTGCCGGAAGTTCGGTTAACCTAAACACCCAAGCACTGCAACTCTTCGGGACCCGCTGAGCTTTGAGCTTCGCCAGATCGTCGGCATTGCGCACCAGCCGGGATTCAATGAATTCGTCATCAGCTACTGAATTCGTCATGTTCTGCTTTTCGAACTTCGGGCTGAAGTTGCGGCGATACCAGTGCTGCGGCCATTCCTGCCGGATGTAGTGATTCACGAAGCCGAACTGGGTTGAAAGCGCCAATTCCTGCTCTGCGTTGTCGACGCGAACCGGTTCGAGCGTTTCATGGTACATATCGTGCGGGAATCCCTGGTTTTTGGCCCGCTGCATGTTGATGATGTGTACCCCCAGCACCTGGGAATTGTTAATCCCAGGCTGCTGGAGGCCGGCCAACACCTTCTGTACCATCTCGGGTGTCGCTTGGCGTGTTTCCATATTAAGATTCGTCTCCTTCTGTGACAGCAGCCGGAGTGCCTTCCGGAATCCCTGCCTGCAGATACTCATCGCCGTATCCGTGCTTTCGGGCGATGGCTTCTGTGTCGGTGTCATGCGCCACGACTCCGCCAGGATATCCCGCAAGCCGTAAAAGACGCTCTTCTTCGCCGGTAAGACCGGCGATCACTTCGTCAGTGGCGCGATGCAAGTGCTTCGGCCATTCATCGAACGGATGTACTCTCATGATTCTCCTTAGTAACTCGGAACGAACTTAGAGCCGTTCCAGCATTCGAGCAACGTCACATTAGCAACCGCCGTGCTCGCTTTAGCAATGTTGCCCGCCGTGGTTGTGGTGAACGCCCCGGTAGGCATGATGGTGATGCACTGCCCGGAGGCGAAGCCGTTCGGGATTGTGAATCCCGTAATCGCGTTCGTCCCGGAAATCGTGAGCGAAGTACCAGCGAGCCATTGTGCGCCCGCCACCGATGCCACGGTACCACCGTAGACGTTCCCCGACATCAACCCCCAGACTCCAGTAGCGGTCGCGCTGGTTGCAAAGCAGTGGTAGGCCTGCCCGTTTGCCGCGAATCCAAATGGGTCGCCCATGCGGATTACCGGCAAAGTATACTGATTCGCCGGAATGCAGGAACCCTGCGGGATCGTGGTGATAAACGCCCCGCCGGTGAATGGCCGCGAAGAATCCCCCGTAGATGTTGCCGGATTCCCCACCCAAACAAAGGCCGAGGAGGCGTGAGTCACTACCTGCGACCCATACAGTCCCCGTTTAACGCCATAGCAGGTTCCCGATGGATTTGTTGACGCCTGCATAACCTCGCCTTCGACAAGGAAAATACTGCCGACGACTCCCGTTGCAAGTGATGGCAGCACGACGCCGGTCCCGGAGGTCAGGCAAGCCTGCCCGGAAGTCAGCGTCATTTGAGCCGAAAGGGTCGTATTGGTCGTGTCGTTCTGAGCACCGGAATTGGTGGCTCCGATCGCGGCCAACGCACCCATCAGCAGCAAAGTTGCGATTGAAATAAAGTTTTTCATGATTTTATCCTCGTGAGCAGCGTTATCCGCAGATCACAACGCTCCCTTCGGCATACAGCGGCCCGTAGCCGTAGTACACGTCAAATCGATTGATCCACTGATCCGTCCCGCCGATGAATTGGCGCACGAAACGCATGGAAACGCCGGTATCTTCGTCTCGCTCTTCGTCGCCCATGTCGACTCCATCCGGAACGTCCCCAGGGAAGCTGACAAACGCGAACGCCGTCTTATCCCAGAGCATGTTCTGAACGGTTGGCAGAGCCGAAAGAGCGCCCTGTCCGGCCGCAGCCGCGCCGAATACGTTGATGAGCGCATTCACCGAAGGCGAATTCGTCACGTTCTGGAATTGGCCGCTCGGAACGATTGCCGGGTAGATCGTCAAGGTAGCGTTTCCGCTTCCATCGGAGCTTGCCGCGGCTTGAATGGTGAAATTCGCCAGTTTTCCGGTTGACAAACGCGATTGCGGATTGACCGAATAAACGCCGGCGAAGCTGATCTTGTCGCCAACATTCAAAACGTTGGTGATGCTGGCGGTCCAGCCGGTCGTTAGGATCGAAGTGCCGGTCTGGTTGGCGCCGTTTGCGGTAGGAGTTCCACCCAGTGTCCCGATGGTCTGGGTCGGCATGTTCTGATCAATCCACCACTTGTAGCCCAGCGGATTGCCCATGA